ATCAAGAACGCCGAGAAGCTGGTCCCGCTTAAGGACGGCGACGATATGCAGCCGCGCGACCCCGTGTCTGAGAATATGGACATTATCAACGGCAAGCCAGTCAAAGCGTTTATTGCGCAGGATCACCAGTCCCACCTTGCGGTCCATACGACGGCTATGCAGGACCCGAATATCATGAAGATGATCGGGCAGAACCCTAACGCTCAGGCAATGCAGGCTGCAATGCAGGCCCATATTAACGAGCATATCGCCTTCGAGTATCGCAAACAGATCGAAGAACAGGCTGGCGTGCCTTATCCGGCACCCAATGCCCAGATGAGCCAAGATACCGAGGTTCAAATCTCGCGTCTGGCAGCAGCAGCAGCACAGCAGCTTCTTCAGAAGAACCAAGCACAGGCAGCCCAGCAGCAGGCCCAACAGCAGGCTCAAGACCCGATTATCCAGATGCAGCAGGCCGAACTGCATATCAAGCAGGGTGAACTGGACCTCAAGAAGCAAAAACTGGCTATCGAAGCAGCGGCTAAGGCCGACCATATCGAGATTGAGAAAGAGCGTATCGCCGCCCAGAAGGAAATTGCTGGCCTACAGGCTGGGGCTAAAATCGCCGCAGATAAGGCTAACATCACAGGCCAGCAGCAGATTGCAGGCTTGCAAGCAGGTATCGACGCAGCACACAAGGCCTCGCTGCTTGACTGGGATACCCAGCATAAGACTAGCCAGCTTATGCTACAGCTTCAGCAACAACAGCACCAGCAGGGTATGGACCAAGCTAATCTGGCTCAACAGGCTCAGCAGCCTGATGACGAATCGTCAGAAACTACACCAGATGATGAGCAAGAAGAAGGTGAAGAATGAACGAGTCATTGCTACTCAAGTATCTTTCAGACAAGATACAACAAGAACTTAAGGTACTCGAAAGTGATATGGCCATGGGAAACGCCAGCGACTTCGGTGCCTATAAGTACGCCTGCGGCATCTATCGCGGTTTGCTGATGGCGAATACTTTGATTGCAGAAACCGCGCAACGAATGGAACACGACGATGATTGAACTTGATGGGGTACAAACCCCCACTAAGACACCTGATATCTTCCTCGCTAGTAGTGTGGATGATATCGACAACATTTCGGTTTTACCGAAAGATGAAGCGCAGAAGGCCAAGCAGCTTCCCGACCCATCGGGCTACCGTATCCTGTGTGCTATCCCTGACGTAGAAGAGAAGACTGCTGGCGGGTTGTTCAAGGCGGATATCACCAAGCAATACGAAGAGCTTACCACTCCGGTGCTGTTTGTGCTGAAGGTCGGCCCCGACGCTTTTAAGGATGCTACGCGCTTCCCCAACGGGCCTTGGTGCAAGGAGGGTGATTTCATCCTGACGCGCCCGCATGCTGGTAGCCGGGTAAAGATTCATGGTCGTGAGTTTCGCCTGATTAACGACGATTCGGTGGAAGCTGTGGTTGAAGACCCGAGGGGGATTACGCGTGGATAAAGAAGCAATCAAAGACGATTTCGACTTCGAGATTGAAGGCGAAGAAGCGGTACTGGAAGTTATCGACGATACCCCAGAGGAAGATCGTGGGCGTGAGCCTATGCCTAAGGACATCGTTGACGAACTGGAAGCAGACGAACTCGAAGAGTATTCGGACAAGGTTAAGACCCGTCTGAAGCAGATGAAGAAAGTCTGGCACGACGAACGGCGCGAAAAAGAACGCCTGCAGCGTGAACAGAACGAGGCACTTACTGCCGCACAGCGTATTCTTGATGAAAACCGCAGACTTAGAGCTACCCTTACCCAAGGCGAGCAATCGTTAGTAGGCAGTTGGCACGAAGCAGCTAATCTTCAAGCTGAACAAGCTAAGCGCGCATATAAAGAAGCCTATGAAGCGGGTGACTCCGAACGCCTTATTAAGGCGCAGGATGAACTGCAGAAGGCTAATATCCGCCTTAATCAGCTAAGTAACTACCAACCTACTTTACAGAACTTCGAACCTGAAGTACAGTTGCCTCAACCGCAAGCGCAAACCCCGCGTTTGGACCCTAAGACTGTTGCGTGGCAAGAGCGTAACGATTGGTGGGGTTCTGACCCGGAAATGACTGCTTCGGCTCTCGGGCTGCACCAACGGCTTGAAAATGAACGAGGCCAGCAGTTTGTTGGTTCCGACGAATACTGGCGTACCATCGACACAACGATGCGTAGGCGATTCCCTGAATACTTCGGGGAAACTGAAAAGACTTCTGGCAACAAACCTGCCAACCGGACTGCGAACATTGTCGCTCCCGCTACCAGAAGCACATCCTCCAAAAAGATCGTGTTAAAACAGTCTCAAATCGCTATCGCGAAACGACTGGGCCTTACCCCCGAGCAGTATGCGCGGGAAGCTATGAAGATGGAGCGTTGATATGACACAGAACCGATTGACTCGTGAACTGGATACCCGCGAAGACGCTGCGCGTCCCAAAGTGTGGCAACCAGCTTCGGTATTGCCGGAACCTGATAAGCAACCCGGATACGCCTACCGCTGGGTACGTATCTCTACGCTTGGAGTCAAAGACCCCAGTAACCTGTCCGCTGCACTTCGCGAAGGGTGGGAACCTGTCGGGGTTGAAGAACAGCCCAAGTTTAGAATGCTTGCCGACCCGGATAGCCGGTTCAAGGATAACATTGAAGTTGGCGGCTTGCTGCTTTGCAAAGCTCCGGTTGAGTTCATTGAACAGCGTCGTGCATATTACGACCGCAGCACTCAGTCGCAGACCGAAGCAGTAGACAATAACTTTATGAAAGAGAACGACGCCCGTATGCCCTTGTTCCGCGAGAAGCGTACCACGACGTCGTTTGGTTCAGGCAAACTTTAAGCTAGGAGCTTAATAAATGGCATACCCTTCTATTGCGGGGCCGTATGGCCTTATCCCGATCAATCTGATCGGTGGGCAGGTGTTTGCTGGTTCGACTCGTCAGATGCCCATTAACTCGGCTTCCGCTACCTCGATTTTCTTCGGGGACCTCGTGAAAATCCGTTCTGATGGTACTCTTGACAAGGACACCGGCACTTCGGCTGCTACCCCGATTGGCGTGTTCCTCGGCTGCTCGTACACCGACCCGGTGTATGGCAAGACCTTCCGCCAGTATTTTACTGGTGGTACTGCCGCTTCGGATATCAACGCGTATGTTGTTGATGACCCGGATACGCTGTTCAAGGTCGCTGTCGTATCTTCGGGCACCACCATCAGCTACGTCACCCGCTCTGCGGTTGGTAATAACGCTGTGCTGGTTCAGAACGCAGGCAACACCGCCACTGGTGACTCGGCTGTTGCTGTTAGCTCGACGACTGCCACTACCTCGACTTGGCCCATTCGCGTTGTGGACGTTGTTGCGGAAACCGCTTCGGCCTCCGGCTCGTATACCGAAGTCGTGGTCAAGTGGAATCAGGGCGCGCACGCATACCTCAACCCGACCGGCGTGTAAGGAGAATAGATAATGGCAATTTCGCGCGCACAGCTTCTCAAGGAGCTTTTGCCCGGCCTTAACGCGCTGTTCGGTCTCGAATATGCTCGCTATGGCGAAGAACACAAAGAAATCTTCGAAATCGAAACCTCGGAACGTTCGTTCGAAGAAGAAACCAAGCTGTCGGGCTTCTCGGCTGCCCCGGTTAAGCCCGAAGGCAACGCCATTGCGTACGATAATGGTCAGGAAGTCTTCACTGCTCGCTACACCCACGATACGATTGCCCTCGGGTTTTCGCTGACTGAAGAAGCGATTGAGGACAACCTGTACGACTCGTTGTCGTCGCGCTACACCAAGGCCCTTGCTCGTGCTATGTCCTACACGAAGCAGGTTAAGGGCGCGAATGTCCTGAACAACGGCTTTAGCTCTAGCTACCTCGGTGGTGATAGCCAGCCCCTGTTTTCGACCTCGCACCCGGTTGTCACTGGTGGCGTTAACAGCAACACGTCTTCGACCAACGCTGACTTGAATGAAACGGCTCTCGAAGCCGCAGTTATTCAGATTGCTGCTTGGACCGATGAACGTGGCCTGCTGATCGCGGCTAAGCCGAAGAAGCTGATTGTCCCGCCGAGCCTGATGTTCGTTGCTACTCGTTTGCTGGAAACCGAACTTCGCGTCGGTACTTCGGACAACGACATCAACGCCATTAAGAACAACGGTTCGATCCCCGAAGGCTACACGGTCAACCACTTTCTGACCAACAACCTTTCGTGGTTCTTGACGACTGACGTTCCGAACGGCCTGAAGCACTTCGCCCGTACGCCGATGGCGACTTCGATGGATGGTGATTTTGATACTGGAAATGTCCGTTACAAGGCTCGCGAACGCTACAGCTTCGGCTGGAGCGACCCGCTGGGCATCTACGGCTCGCAGGGCTAAATTACTGAAAACCTTTGGGTTTATGGGGGGCTTCGGCCCCCCTTTTTGTTTTATCACGTTATTAGTTTAGTTCATGGGTGTTACCAGTAACCAAATCTATCCCGTACCTGTGTTTAAACCCGTTCCCGTAATTAAGTCCGTTATAATCCCCTTCTCAACTACCCAATAATATGATACCAACGAACATCTAGGAATTATACCCGTACAGACTGACCTAGCAGACGTAGTAGAGACTGTACGGGGATGTGCTACTACACGAAGGGTTTATCATGTCTACTTTCCAGAATACCGTCCGCTCGCTTAGCGGCATCTACATGCAGGGTCCCGCAACTATTGTTCCGGTCTCGACCTCGACGCTTACGATTTCGCCATCGCTGCATGGTGGACGCGTTCTGAACATCACGGCTGCTACGACTACTATCACACTGCCTGCGGTTAACGCTACCGCGTTCTCGGCGGTTACTGGTCCGGGTCAGGACCTCAATACGCTGAACAATCTGGGCGTGCTGTACACGTTTGTACTCCCATCGGCGGCTACGGCGGTTAAGATTATCACGAACAGCGGCAGCGACTTTTTGCTCGGTTCGGTCGATCTTGCTACTGCTGGTGGCGCTACTAGCACTTATGTAGCTAACGGCACTACGATTCGCTCGCTCAACCTGAATGGTACCACTACTGGTGGTATCGCGGGGTCAACATTTACTCTTTTAGCTTTTGCCGCAAATACGTTCCTCGTGCAGGGGCAGTTGATCGGTTCGGGGACTCTGGCTACACCGTTCGCTACGAGCTAATCTCGTTAGCAAGAGGACACGGTAATGCGGGCGCAACAGGGTTTTGACCTAGCGGGGAAGAGTGTTTTTATCGCTCTCCCCGCCTATGACTTCAAGGTATCACTTAGACTGGCAGTATCGCTGACGCGGTTTGCTAGTCAGGCGGGTGCCCACGGAGTTGATATCCAGATTGGAAGCATCTGCGGATGCTCGGTCGTATCCCGCGCCCGCAACCTGTTAGCTAAAGACTTCTTGGAGTCTAGCTGCGACTATCTGCTCTTCATTGACTCGGATATTAACTTCGAGCCAGAGGATATCTTCCGCCTGATGGCGTGGGGCCTTGACCCCAAGAAGGGTATCGTGGCGGCGGTGCCGCGCACGCGTAGCACTGATAAAGTCTATATCGCTACCCTAGACCACGACGAAGACAATAGCCTTAGCATGAATGCTATGGGTCTGGTCCGCGCTAAGCGCGTGGCTACTGCCTTTATGCTGGTTCGGCGTGAAGTGTTTACTGATATGGTAGATGCACACCCGGAGTGGAAATACAAAGACCCGCGAGTAGACGGTATTGTTCCTTGCCTATTTGACTTCCAACTTACGGAAGAAGGGTATGTAGGCGAGGATTTCTTATTCTGTGATCGTGCCCGCGAATTGGGTTACGAGGTTTGGATCGACCCTACTATTTCTTTGGGCCACATGGGTGTACAAGAGTACGTAGGCAATTTTGGCGAAGATGTACTTTACCCTATGTTTGCGCCACAAGACGCTCAAGGAGAATAGGTTATGTCCGGTTGGACCGTAGTTGATCCGCGCACTAACAAGTCACTGCCGGTCAGCGGCACGGCAAACCAAGGCACGCAGGGTATCCCGTTTGTGGATCACTCGCCTTCTGCCAAGGACCCCGTTAACCGTATTCGCGTCTCGCAGCCGCAGGCATTGATCGACACCGATTTCGAGTATGGCCCACAGCCGACGAAGTGGGAGTCTATTTCGCTCCAAAACAACCGCGCGAGTATGTACTATATCCCGCAGCAGCCGCTGGCAATTACTGCGGTTACGGGCGCGGGGACGACTACGGTATCGGTGACTGGTACGGGGTTTAACCTTACGGTCGGCCAGCCTATCTATATCCAAAACTGCTTAGACCCAAATGCTAACGGTTGGTGGTATGTTGCCTCTACCACTAGCACTACGGGTTTTACTTACACCACGACCAATGCGGTTGCCTCGGGTAACCAATATAACCCAGCAATTAGCTACCTATACGCTGGCTACTTCTACACTAGCTCGGGCGTAAACCTTGGCGCTAATGCCTTCACGAACACCGGCACGACGGTGACGTGCACCACCACTTACCCGCATGATTTTGTGGCTGGTTCGCTGATCTATGTGGTCGGTACTACGGCT